ATGCAAACCGTTATTTTTGGTCGTTCGGGTTGCCCTTACTGTGTGCGTGCAAAAGATCTGGCTGAGAAATTGAGCAATGAACGCGATGATTTTCAGTATCAGTATGTAGATATTCGTGCGGAAGGGATCACTAAAGAAGATCTACAACAAAAGGCAGGTAAACCCGTAGAAACCGTGCCGCAGATTTTTGTCGATCAGCAACATATCGGCGGCTATACCGATTTTGCTGCATGGGTGAAAGAAAATCTGGACGCCTGATCGTCTGACAAGCCCTCGCGTTGAGGGCTTTACTGATTTTTTCTGTGCTGTGGTTTAAACAAACTACTGATAAATAAGAAACACAGTGCCCCCAGCGCACACCAGAACACCGCGCTTAGTAACCATGCCAGCTCTTGCCAGAATGAGCGCGTCGGTGAAAAAAACAGCCGCATAATGAGCATTGAACAGGGTGCCGCCAGCATTGCGCCAAATAGAGGTTTCAGGACTTCTCTACGCTGTGAAAAGAAACTGGCAACTGCTCCAGGAAGAATGAAAAACAGCAAGCCGATTTCAGGATGCCCGGCAGCCCGAAAAGCGCCTTTCATGTGCGTCGCCAGAAAAAGGCACACCACAATGAAGAGGACAAAACAGCAGATTGCCCCCGCCCAACGTTGTTTATGTTTCACTCGTTCCTCCTGACACTGCGTCTATCGAACACATTTTTCGCCAGTGTGGCGTTCAGTAAGATAAAGCCGCTTCGCATTCCATGCTAATATAGGCCAACGCAATTCATATAGCCGTTGATACCTAATGTGATTACACTAGTAAAATATATTGTTACTTTACTATCGTTTAGGTGCGCTGAATGAATCTGCGCCCTGAATTCTGGTAAAAAACATTATCGTAAATTACCATTTCTTTCAACAGCTTACTAGTAAACAAGAAGTTAGCCTCCGTGAATATAAACGTCGCCGAATTGTTAAATGGGAATTACATTCTGTTATTATTTGTGGTCCTCGCGCTTGGGCTATGTCTCGGAAAGTTACGACTTGGTTCGATCCAACTGGGTAATTCCATTGGCGTTTTAGTCGTATCGCTGTTATTAGGCCAACAACATTTCAGCATTAACACCGATGCGCTTAATCTTGGCTTTATGCTGTTTATTTTCTGCGTCGGGGTCGAAGCCGGACCGAACTTTTTTTCCATTTTTTTTCGCGATGGGAAAAATTACCTAATGTTAGCACTGGTGATGGTTGGCAGTGCGCTGGTGATCGCCTTAGGGTTAGGTAAGCTGTTTGGCTGGGATATTGGCCTGACGGCCGGTATGTTAGCAGGCTCTATGACGTCGACACCGGTTCTGGTCGGTGCTGGCGATACACTGCGTCATTCCGGCATGGAAAGCAGGCAGCTCTCACTGGCACTGGATAATCTGAGCCTCGGGTATGCCTTAACCTATTTAATCGGTCTGGTGAGTTTGATTGTTGGTGCGCGTTACTTGCCGAAATTGCAGCATCAGGACTTACAGACCAGCGCCCAGCAAATCGCCCGCGAACGTGGCCTGGACACTGATGCCAACCGTAAGGTTTATTTACCGGTGATCCGCGCCTATCGCGTCGGCCCGGAGCTGGTGGCCTGGACCGACGGCAAAAATCTGCGTGAACTGGGTATTTATCGACAAACCGGCTGCTACATTGAACGTATTCGACGTAACGGGATTCTGGCAAATCCAGACGGTGATGCCGTGCTACAAATGGGCGATGAAATAGCGTTGGTAGGCTATCCCGACGCCCATGCCCGACTCGATCCCAGCTTCCGTAACGGTAAAGAAGTTTTCGATCGTGACCTTCTCGACATGCGTATCGTCACTGAAGAAGTGGTCGTTAAAAACCATAACGCTGTAGGTAAACGTCTCGCACAACTGAAGTTGACCGATCACGGTTGCTTCCTTAACCGCGTCATTCGTAGCCAGATTGAGATGCCGATAGATGACAACGTCGTGCTTAACAAAGGTGACGTTTTACAAGTCAGCGGTGATGCCCGTCGCGTAAAAACCATCGCCGATCGCATCGGCTTTATCTCGATTCACAGCCAGGTCACTGACCTGCTGGCATTTTGCGCCTTCTTTGTTATTGGGCTGATGATCGGGATGATCACCTTCCAGTTCAGCACATTCAGTTTCGGCATGGGGAACGCTGCCGGGTTGTTATTCGCCGGAATTATGCTGGGCTTTATGCGTGCTAACCACCCGACCTTCGGTTACATTCCGCAAGGTGCATTAAGCATGGTGAAAGAGTTCGGCTTGATGGTGTTTATGGCAGGCGTTGGTCTGAGCGCCGGTAGCGGTATTAATAACGGCCTGGGCGCGATTGGCGGTCAGATGTTGATTGCCGGATTAATTGTCAGTCTTGTGCCCGTGGTTATCTGTTTCTTGTTCGGTGCTTATGTATTGCGAATGAACCGCGCACTGTTGTTCGGCGCAATGATGGGCGCACGCACCTGCGCGCCGGCAATGGAGATCATCAGTGATACAGCTCACAGTAACATCCCTGCGCTGGGCTATGCGGGCACCTACGCAATCGCCAACGTCCTGCTGACGCTGGCAGGGACAATCATCGTCATGGTATGGCCAGGATTAGGATAAAACTGAAGTTGCCCTGAAAATGAAATTTTTTTGCACAACCGCAGAACTTTTCCGCAGGGCATCAGTCTTAATTAGTGCCACTGCTTTTCTTTGATGTCCCCATTTTGTGGAGCCCATCAACCCCGCCATTTCGGTTCAAGGTTGATGGGTTTTTTGTTGTCTGAAATTTATGCCTTTTAAAATCATGATGTTAGAAGCACTGTTTTTTAACGATGGCGACAAAATGGCGGCAGCGTCAAAGAGAGAGCGCCACCTGTCCTGATTTCATTGGATGCGGCTGAACCGGATTTGACTCTTTTGGCGTTGCAATCGAACGAACAAAAGTTTCATGGGTAACAAAAGTATGGCTGCAGTTAATGTTCTGGCACTGGTTGTAACGCTCTTTGGTCAATGAAGATACCTGAAAACTGCTGCGAGTATGGGCGGCACTTCCACACAGTGGGCAAATCATCATTTTTCGAGTTCCCCCCATTTTTGCTAAATTCACAATAATGATACCGCATTATTCCATTTTGCAAACTTAAAAGTTCTCCATTGCGAAGAATCATTCCATTTCGAAATCATCAATCCTCACTTCAAGCTCCAGACTGGTCGTAAAACCGTTATCCGGGCTGACAGTATGCGTCAGAGTCGTAATGGTCCATTCCGCATCATCTAGCGGCTGTTTAAAGCCACTGACCTTCACAGGCATTTCTGTGTAGAGATCTGCCCGCCCTTCCGCCAGTTGTAGCGAGAATGATGCAACGCCGCGTTGCAGGCGTTCCCACTGCATTTTCGCTGCCCGTTCGGCGTTGCTCCGGTTGGCATAAGTGCGATTAAGTACCAGCACGTTTTCATCCGTACCCACCAGGTAATCGCCCTGCTTCGCTTCCGGCTCTTTCTTCTGCTTCTTAGTCCTGCGCTTACGCTTCACCGTGGTGCTTTCTTTCTTCGCGGGTTCGCGGGTATGCAACCAGCTGGCAATGACGCCCGTGTAAGCTCCGCGATCTGCCAGGGTAAAGCGGTGACTGTCGCCGTCCTTGCGTGTGATAGTGATCACCGGTAGTGGTTTACCGCTGGCGCTTTTACCCTGCCCCTGCCGGATGAATAACAGATTGCCATTTTTCACCGACGCAATAGCACCGTACTGGCGCGCCAGCCGCATCAAAAAACTGCCGTCACTCTCATTAGTCTGGTCTATATGCTCCACGAGTTTATCCGACAAGTCTTCACCCAATGCCATCTTCAGTTTGTGCCGCGCAGCTATTTCCTTCACCACTTCCCCAACGGTGGTCTTGTGCCACGACTTTTCACGGCGGGTATTCAGCGTTTCACGAAAATCAGCACTTCGCGCCCGGATAGTCAGGCGATCCGGTGCGCCAGTGTGTTCAATCTCGTCCACCGTGAATGCCCCTTTCGGGAAAAGCGGCTGTCCCTTCCAGCCCAGCGCCAGCGTAATGACAGCCCCACGGCGCGGCAGCACGATTTTTCCATCGGCGTCGTCCAGCTCCAGATCAAGCTGGTCCGCTTCAAAGCCCCGGTTATCCGTCAGCGTCAGCCCCATCAGGCGGTTGTCCAGCACAGTGGTGATATCCCTGCCTTCAATACTGATGCTGAATGCCGGAGTTTTGTTGCCTTTGTTAAGCAGTTCAGAGCTGAAATTCACGACAGCAGCCCTCCCACCGTTTTACTGATATCGCTTAAGGCAGATGTTGCCGTTCCCTGCAGATTATTCAGTTGCGCACTGAGATCACCGAACATATCGGACAGGGATTCATCCACGCGTTTTAGCGACAGGGTGAACTCAATCCGGCGCGGCATACCGTCGCGGAAAAACTCCGTTTTAGTCTGATTCAGTCCCTCAATCACATACATGCCGTAAATCGTGCCGCTGCCTTCAATCAGGGGCCATGCTTTTCCCTGTTCTGCCATCTGCTCCAGAGCCAGCAACGACAGCCTGCCGCCCGTTACCTCCGGCATAAGAACACCAGAAAGCGTCAGCATGTCGTTGTCCGGTCCCAGAAACTGCGTTGACGGGCGTCGGTTTACCCGGCTGTTTGCCGCATGTCGCCAGCTGCGTTGATACTGCAGCTCCTGATACGGCACGGTGCGCAGCATAAACACGTACAATCCCAGCACCATCATCATGCGTCGTATCCCCCCTGATCGCTGTAGTTACTCCTGGCTTTTGCCTTCAGCCTGCGTTCACGTTCATCAAGCTGGCGGGCCACCTCCCGCGCAATATCCTGCGCACTTTGTCCTGGCTGCGTTTGAATGATGATCTGCATCGGTGCCTCAATCCGTTGAACGGGCGGCACAGTGGCTGCACGACTCACCATCGCTTCACCGCCTTTCGCGGGAAGTGCCAAAGGGTGCAACGGTGGAAGCTCTGCTGGCGTAGCAGCAACACCCATCATTCCGGCAACAACGGCAGCCAGTGCAGCTGTATTTCTCCGGCTGGTCACATTTGCCGGGCCGTTAACAATTTCCGGCCCGTTTTCACCGACGATGCCAAACTGCCCGCGCGGGATATACCCGCCGCTGTCATACATCCCCGCAAAGCCATATCCCCATGACGGAAAACCACCCGATGGCATCATCACTTTACCGTCTGCATTCACCGTCGCAGGTTGCTGACGCGTCACGCTTTCCGGCAGTTTCGCCTTTGCGGCCTCTTTACTGACAATGCCAAGTTTCTCCAGCAACCAGGAAACGCCGGATTTCAGGGAGTCCAGCGGATGCATGACCATATTCAGCCCTTCCGCCAGAGCCTCCCCGAATCGTCGCCCCATTGCCGCTGCACTCTGCAGTTCGGCAGAGGTCGACTTAACGGGCGTCAGCAGATCAGTAAACCAGCCCCACAGCGCCTGTACTTTGTCGCCAATCCACTGGAACACAGGCTTAAGCGGTTCGAACGCGGCACTGACAGGACCTGCCGCCGCTTTGAATCCTTCCACCACGCCACCGAGAAATGCGGTGATGGGCTGCCAGTATTTCCAGACAACCAGCGCCACACCCGCCAGTGCAGTAACCACAAGACCTATCAGACTGAGCAGAGCACCTAACAGACCAGAGACGGCATACAGGGCAACGCGCAGCATCGCCAGTGGACCGGATGCGAGCATACGCAGCACCGTGCCTGTGGCAGCCAGTCCGCCGCGTAGTACCGCCAGTGGATTCATAAACATCACAGCAACCGCACGTAAACCGGATAATCCAGACCGCAAAAGTGCAACCGGCGCACCTGCTACAGTTTTCAGGACATTTCCCGTCAGTGATGCCGTGCGGCGCAAAGACGACAACGGCGCAGTAAGTAAACCTGCAGCGTTGCCCGATGAAGCAAGCCCGCGTCGCAGCGAGGGCAGTGGTGGCGCCAGCCAGCCAGGACAACGCGTTGCTGGTTCGGGTTACTGTTGCCGTAACGGAAGGTAACGTTTTGATACCCAGCACAGAGAATCCCAGACGGATGACTGCCAGCGGCCCCAGCACTGCAGCCAGCGCCACCGCTAAGGTGCCGAGGCCCACGGTAACGGCAGGGTCCCCAGCGGCTACTTTCATCAGAGTGCCCGTCAGTTCCGGGTTAGCTTCCACCCAGCGACGCAACGCCCCCGTGACGCTTTTCACCGTGTACAGAATATCCATCAGCGGCTGGCGCAGCGTTTCCCCCAGGCTGCTGAAGGTGTTCTGTGCTCCGGTTTTGACCAGCAACCACTGAGCAGAAAGTGAATCCTTGTTGATGTCGGATTCTTTCTGCATGGAACCGAGCGCATCATTGCCCGCAGTCAGTTTTAACTGGCGCTGAAGTTCCGGCAGGTTGTTTGCCAGTTTCGCTGCGTCATCGCCAAACTCTTTACCAAACAACATGGTCATGGCAGACAGGCGCTTATCCTGTGGCAGCGCATTCACCTTCTCCAGCACCCGCTGGATAGTTCCCATCGCATCCTTCGTCATCTGCTTTTCAATCACTTCTGGATTGAGTTTCAGCAGATTCATCCCTTCAAAGAAACTCTTGCTTTGCATGGTGGCAATGGACAATTCACGCACCATCGCGTTTGCTGCACTGGCTGCAACCTCAGGCGCAGCGCCGAGTGTCAGGAAGGTGGAACCCAGCGCCGCCGCTTTACGATAATCCAGACGGTCAGCCACACCGCCCAGGCGTTGCATGACATCAATGATGTCCGCCCCTTTCGACATGGCGTTATCATCCAGATAGTTCAGCGCATCACCGAGCTGCTCAATATTGCGGGTAGGGATTTTGTAGAGCTGGGCGATTTTCCCCAGACTTTCTGACAGTTCATCCGCTGGCAGTTCAAAGGCTGTTGCCGCCTTTGCCGCCGTGCTGGCGAAGGCCAGCAGGTCACGTTTCTGGTCTTCCCAGCTGTCGTCAGGGTTTGCGACGTTCATGCGCGCACCACCTTCAACCAGTGCGGCGAAGTCCACAGCACCGTTTTCCATCGGCAACTGTTCGCTGGCAGCCTTGATGGCACCCTGCATTTCGTAAAAACGCGCAGTGCGGTTGCCATTATCGTCACGCAGACCATTGACCTGCTTTGCCACACCTTTCATGGCATCTACCATGCTGGTATAGCTTTTTACTGCCGCCATCACTGGTGCGCCCATTGCCAGCCCTGCAGCCGTGGTGGTGGCTCCGGCACCTGCAATACGATCCCTTACCTCAAGACGCCTGGCGTAAGCCCCCCGGGCGGCGTGCATTTTTCGCTGTTGCTCCCCGACACGTCGTAACCTCGCTTCCTGCTCAGAAAGCTGCCTGTTATAACGCATCGTTTCACGGGTAATGCGGGCCGTCGCACTGGCGCCATCATTAGCTGAAATACCAGCACGATAAAGTTCTGCACGCACAAGCGCCGTCTGCTGCTGCAGCTTTTTCTGGCGTTCTTCTAGGCGCTGAACAGCCAGCCGTTGACGGCCCAGAGCAACAACCTGACGTTGCGAAGGCGGCCCCATCGCTCCCAGTTCCTGACTGAGCAAATTTGCACGCTGGCGGGCATAGTTCAGCCTGTCGCCTAATTTCTGATTTTCTGCCTGCAGCTTTCGGAAGCTGTCCAGACTGCTCCCGGCCTGATCAAGCTGCTTTATTGCATCGCGGGATTTTTTGACAGCAGCAGCCAGTTCTCTTGAACTGGCCTGCGCGGATCGAAATGGGCGGGTGAGTTTGTCAACCGCATTAAGAATCACCTGCAGACGCAGGTTATTGTCACTCATGGCTGGCCCCGCTTCTCTGAATCGCTTTATCCCGCCATTCCAGCACTTCGGTCAGCGGCATAACGTCAGTAACGGATGGCGGCCAGTGAAAGATGGTGGCGATATCAGCCACCAGATCGTCAACCGTCAGGCTGTCGGTAAACCGGCAAGCACCGACTTCTTCAACAAAAAAGTGACAACCTCAACCGACATGGCAGTGAGATCTGCCGGGTCCATCTCTGCAATTTCCTGTGCAGTCAGTGCCGGACTGGAGATGCGGGGGATCACGGTCATCATCGCGTTCACATCCATATCCATAATGGCCTGCAGGCGTGTGCCGCGCAGCGCACCGGACTGCGGTTTACGCAACACAATTTCGGTAATTTCTGTTTTACCGCGCATGATGGGAGTATCCAGTTGAATGGTCTTTTCAGTCTGCTTATCGCTCATTTTGTTGTCCTGTAAATTAGGTTCTGGCGCGGCATTCCGCGCCGTTCAGATACATCAGAGGCCGAGGGCGTTGCGGTGCGCTTCCATCAGGTCCACACCGTCCACAATTTCCACCATGTTGATCAGGTCCACTTCATAGAGCACCTCACCATTGATGGTCAGCTTCGCGTAGCTGTTGGTACTGGTCACTTTGGTAGTGTTGCTTTCGCCCGTCTTCCACTCGCCGGAATCTACTTCTTTGTGACGTCCACGCACCACAAGCTCCACGGCCTGCACTTCCCCGGTATCATCACGCTGAATAGAGCCGGTAAAGCGCAGCTGGATGCCATCCACCGTGGCTTTGCCCATCTGCTTAAACAGCAGCAGTTCAGTACCACCAATGGAAAATTCTGTATCCAGTGCACTGTCATCCAGTCCCAGATCCACATCCACCGCTCCGGGCATACCGCCGCCGCGATACTTCTCATATTTGCGGGTGAATTTCGGCAGCGTCAGCGACTCAACGATCCCCTGCCAGTTGTTCCCGTCGTTAAACAGGTTCAGGTGTTTTAATTTGCGTGGTAAAGCCATGTTGTCCCCTTACGCGCTGACCTGGCTGGAGAAATTCACCAGGTACTGATCGGTGATGCGCTGACGCAGCATCAGGTTTTCAAGTGGCGGCACTGGCGTGTAGTCGTAATCGATGGTGAGTTTCCCGGCTTTCAGCGTGTCTTTATCGTTCACCGACTCGTCCAGCCAGCAATCACCACCAATGAGATAGCCCTGACTGACCAGGCTACGCATTTTGGCGCGGATACCTTCGATAATGTCGCGGGCCAGCGACGGGTTCAGCGGTTTGTCCACCGCCCACATGTGCGCTTCTGCCATCGTGTCCATCAGCACCTGCGCCGTGCGGGTGTAGTTTTCGAAGGCAAAGAGCGGATCATCGCTCAGACAGCGGGAACCCCAGAAGCGGAAACCGTCTTTGCGGATAAGCGTGGTGATATCGTTCTGGTTAAGCAGACCTGCATCGGTTGCCGGGTCCTGCAGATCCCAGAACACATCAGCAGAAATTCCGGTGACACCGTTCACGCCCACGTTGGACAGGCTTTTGTGCCATCCGGTCTGCTCATCAATTTTAGCGCGCAGACCGAGCGCACGGGCGGTGGCATAAGCCGTTGCTTCGGCATTCAGCACCGTGTCCCAGCCAGTAAAGTCGGGCCAGATCAGCATTCCTTCACGCTGACTGAAGTTTTCACGGTAAGTGATTGCTTCCTGCACCGTCTTGCAACCATACGCTGACAGGTAAGCAAATCCACGCAGGCTTTGCGCCACGCTCAGCAACTCAGTAGCTACCGCCTTCGTGTCGTGACCTGGCACGCCGAGAATGCGCGGTTTAACGCCGAGCTGTGACTGGGCAGATAACAGGGCTTTCATACCTGTTTTTTTACCCTCGGCGGTCACTGCGCCAATGATATTGGTTGTGGTTTCTTCTTCCGTTTCACCCTGCGGCACACGCACAACAACGGTCACGGGTTTTGCCTGGTCAGCGATGGCATCCAGCGAACGGGCCAGCGTGCCAGACTCACCCGCTTTACCGCTGGCGGTCAGCACATCAGTGATCAGCACAGGTTTATTAAGAGGAAACATTTTTGCATCGGCATCATCGCCCGTGCAGACCATACCCACGATGGCGGTGCTCACCGTGGTAATGGATCGGGTGCCTTCGTTGACTTCAACAACGCGCACCCCGTGGTGGTAATCCTGAGCCATAGTGGCGAACCTCCTGATTGGATTAGGCTTCGCCCTATGTTGAAGTGATTGTGCCTGACAAACAGCTAAGCGCAGTTGTGTCGTTATTCACACAAAATGACGGTATTTGTCCGCTTACAGGAAAAATCAAAATAATACTGACTCAGGGCGATTCATTGCTCTCATTCGCCGGAAATTTTCTATAAATGGTAGAAACGCCCACATCAAAAATCAGTGCAATACGCTGTCTTGATTCTCCGGCCTCGAGTAAACGTCCAATCTGTGCCCACTGTTCGGTGGTCAACTTAGGACGGCGTCCACCTACTCTGCCTTTGGCACGAGCTGCAGCCAGCCCTGCTCTGGTACGTTCAACTATCAGTTCACGTTCCATTTCAGCCAGAGCCCCCATGACGTGAAAAAAGAAACGGCCCATTGGGGTACTGGTATCAATACTGTCAGTCAGGCTTCGGAAATTCACACCACGCTGGCGCAACTCTTCTATCAGCGTAACAAGATGCCGCATACTGCGTCCCAGTCTGTCCAGCTTCCAGACAACCAGCGTGTCTCCTGCCGATAGTGTCCTGAGCAGTTTTTTAAGCCCCGGTCTGTCGGGCTTAGTGCCACTGATTTTATCCTCAAAAATCCGCTCACATCCCGCGCAGTTCAGTGCATTACGTTGCAAATCGGTGTTCTGGTCATTTGTTGACACGCGTACATAGCCAATAAGCATGATCAATCCCCTGAATAAAAACCGGGGATGATGCCAGTTAGCCATTATCTCTGCATTTTCTTAAACGTTGGTTTGGGAGAATTATCTCTGGCTGGCACTGCATCGGGTGTCATTGGCCTGAATGGGTATGTAACGATTCCGTTAATTATTTCAGGTTCCCGGAGAACACTGATTATTCAGTGGGGGCAGGCGAGATTTGGTGGGTCTGGTGGTGAAGATGCAGGATATCTTAATGATTTTCCTTTTGCCTTTCCGTCAGCATGTTATGGGATGATAGTTAGTCATGTGGGGCATACACCTTCAGGCGCAGGAATCCTGTCGGCTTCTGCAATTACATCAAATCAGTTCCGCGGTTTTTCAAGCATAGCGACTGCTGCAAATGCTGTATTAGGTCGTTATATCGCTATAGGGGTTTAATATGTTTTATAGTCCATCTTTAAACATTTTTGTGAATCCTGCGCTTAAGGATGATTACATTAATGCAAATTCATGGCCAGATGATGCTCTGGCTGTCAGTGATGATGTTTATAATGAATTTGCAATCAATACGCCCCCAGATGACAAAATTCGTGTTGCAGGAAAAAATGGATTACCCACATGGGCACTAATACCTCCACCATCATATGAAGAACTTATTCAACAGGCAGAATCAGAAAGGCAATTATTGCTTAATCAGGCCAACGAATACATGAACAGTAAACAATGGCCCGGTAAAGCCGCTATTGGTCGTCTGAAAGGTGAGGAACTGGCGCAATATAATTTGTGGCTGGATTATCTGGACGCACTGGAACTGATTGATACCTCCAGTGCTCCAGATATTGAATGGCCTACGCCTCCGGCAGTTCAGGCCAGATGACATCCGGCGCGGTGCTGGTATCTGTTGCCGCCACCGCGTCAATGTAATCCAACACGGCGTTAAGTCGGGTGGGTAATGACTCCAACTTACTGATAGTGTTTTATGTTCAGATAATGCCCGATGACCTTGTCATGCAGCTCCACCGATTTTGAGAACGACAGTGACTTCCGTCCCAGCCTTGCCAGATGTTGTCTCAGATTCAGATTATGTCGCTCAATGCGCTGAGTGTAACGCTTGCTGATAACGTGCAGCTTTCCCTTCAGGCGTGATTCATACAGCGGCCAGCCATCCGTCATCCATACCACGACCTCAAAGGCCGACAGCAGGCTCAGAAGACGCTCCAGTGTGGCCAGAGTGCGTTCACCGAAGACGTGCGCCACAACCGTCCTCCGTATCCTGTCATACGCGTAAAACAGCCAGCGCTGACGTGATTTAGCACCGACGTAGCCCCACTGTTCGTCCATTTCAGCGCAGACAATCACATCACTGCCCGGTTGTATGCGCGAGGTTACCGACTGCGGCCTGAGTTTTTTAAGTGACGTAAAACCGTGTTGAGGCCAACGCCCATAATGCGTGCACTGGCGCGACATCCGACGCCATTCATGGCCATATCAATGATTTTCTGGTGCGTACCGGGCTGAGAGGCGGTGTAAGTGAACTGTAGTTGCCATGTTTTACGGCAATGAGAGCAGAGATAGCGCTGATGTCCGGCAGTGCTTTTGCCGTTACGCACCACGCCTTCAGTAGCGGAGCAGGAAGGACATCTGATGGAAATGGAAGCCACGCAAGCACCTTAAAATCACCATCATACACTAAATCAGTAAGTTGGCAGCATTACCACTCAATTGAAAACAAATAAAAATCAAGTTAGGTTTTTAATGAACATTCTTTCAATTAACTCAATAGATTGGACATTAAAACCTAATAACTGCCTTTTCGCATAGATGGTATAAATACCTTTTCGACTGACGCGATCACTCAAGCCGTAATGGTGAATACGGGCAATGCGCTGCACCCTACCTTCAAACTGTACGCTGGCAGAATCGGCGCTGGCTGCAGTTTTCAGGTATTTTGTGGTGCGCAGCTTTGTAAACATCTGACGTTTGATGCACCCCTTTTTGCTGCGTGCTGTTACCCTGCGCGGCTCATAACTGCTGCCATCAGGATTGCGCTGCATCCTGATGTTCTGCTGCTGTGTCCGGCGCAGTTCCTGCGCCAGCTGGCGCATCATGCGGCTTCTTGCGGCTGGCTCCAGATTCGCCAATAATGCACTCAGCCAGTCGTCCACCTTCTGCAATTCAGCCACGTTTCACCGTCCACATTTCTTCAGGTTCATCAGGTTCCGCTACCGCTTCAACGTTCGACACACTGCCGTCAGTGCTGACCAGCACACGCTCCGTCAGTTGCAGGTTAAGGCTGATATCACAGACATCGTTGCGCAGAATATCCACCTCAAAGGTGAATAGCTTTTCCCGTAACGCCGGGTTATTGATCGCATCGGGCTGGTTATCCCGCAGCCACAGCAAAACCGGGGCCATCAGCAGATTCTGGTCGCCGCTGAAATCTTCAATCACCACGTTCAGGGTGTAGCGGTACTCCCATGACATGGAGCTAGCCCCGGAGGCAACCAGCGAACCGTTATCCACAAACAGATGCAGTTTGTCCGGGTTATTACGGACATAAGGCACTGCTTTATTGAGGGCGTGGCGCAGGGATTGTGGTTTGTTCACTGTTTCGCTCCTGACACGCAATAATCATGTCCACTTTGTCTGCACAGACCGCCCAGGCGGCCTCCGTTTCATCCAGCAACGCATTCAGATCACCGTTAGTGCGCGGCGCTGCCTGCTCCAGCCGACACGGCGTCACTCGCGGACAACCACTGACGGTAAGCTGCACCTCCGGTGAGTGCCGGACGTTCCCGCAGCCGGATAATGTCAGCAGGCAAAGGAGTATCAGCCCAGCGACGTAAATCCTCGTTCTCACGTTTCAGTTCCTCAATCCGGCGTTGTCGTTGTCTCAGCAGTACACTGGTCTGTTCTGCTTCGGCATAGAGCCGCGCCTGCTCCCGGTTATTGGTTTCAGTCAGAATGGACAGGCTGATAAGCTGGCTGTTGCTCTTTGCCAGTGCCTGGCTTTTGCTCTGCAGCTCGTCTGCCTGCGTGCTGATGGTCTGGCTGGCATCAGCCAG